CAGATTCGCCCCTCTCCCGCCTCCAAGGGAAAAGTAAGCAGTTTTTTACTCGAGACGTAACTATCTAAAAATTCAGTAAATTATAAAATTTCAATAAAAGGAAATTCGTCTAAAAATCCTGCCCTTCGCACACTCCGGTGGACTGAAGTGATCCCGAAAAACTGGACAGTTGTCTGTTGATTGTCACTGAGAACTGACCCGGTATTTTCACCGAGATTTGACCCATCTTCAGTCTTGATGCCGCCAAAGCACTGAAAAGGCGTCACTTTTTGAATCCGTCTCGATTTAGGTGGAGCGCGGATAGAAAGAGACCGGTGCTGGGAGACCAATGCGAACCAGTCTCTACTAAACTGGCGACACGCGAGAACACCCGGCGAACTCCGGGCAAATTCCTAACTTTCTGAATTTCTTCGGTTTTGATCGAGCGAAGCGACTTCGTACTGAACGTCGCTCTACTCACTCCTGATCACGGAAAAACAGGTAAACTCCTCGAGCGTTCCGCAGTGGCTGGGGCCTTGTATAAACGGCGCCCTCAAACTCCAATTGGTGAGGTGGCAGGTTCAGATCTTGAACCCCATGGATTTCAACAAAGCGATCCATCAATTCCTCAAGAATTTTTTTCATAGTCTCCTATCTTCGTTTGATGCTCTGAGATAGCTCCAGGTACCTGCAGAACGCATTTGCCAACTGCATCTGCCGCGGAGTCCGACATTCCGCCTCGAAGACCCTTGGCGACGCGACCAAGACCGCAACACACTTCGCCCGCGAGATTGCAACGTTGAAGCGGTTTGCACTGTATAGGAACTCCATGCCCCGCGGTGCGTCAGCATGGCTCGATGTCGCCATCGAGTAAATCGCTATGGGTGCCTCCTGGCCCTGGAACTTGTCAACAGTCCCAACGCGCGCGCCAGGCAGGCGCTGCTGAATCTCAAAGACCTGCGCATTGTACGGCGCGATGATCAGGATGTCCTCGAGCGTTAAGGGATTTTCCTGACCTTCCCGGTCAATCCATGTTGGCTCACCGGACAAAACTTCCTCGACAAGTCCGGCAACGGCATCGGCCTCCTCAAACGAAGAATTTTGATTGCCTGAATGCTCAACAGGGAGAAACCTCAGACCCGTTCCGGCTAGGGACCCGCCACCGCGGATTTCCTGCAGCTCGCATCCCTCTACAGAGTGCAGCTTGTCGTCATAGAAGAGCTCGGAATTGAACCGGCAAATCTCAGGGTGCAAGCGCCAGGTTTCCTCCAGGAAAAGGCCCTCGTCGTCGGAAATCGTATGTGCGCCGGAAAGAACATGCTCAAGCGCGGAGACACCTGTGCCATCCGGATGCGTGCCCTGCATGGGCTGGTCCAGCTGTTGCGGATCTCCAAGCAAGATCAGAGCCTTCGCGCTCTGAGCAACTGCCAGGACATTGGCCAGAGACATCTGCGCTGCTTCGTCAATGACGAGCACATCGAGCACTTCATGTGCGTCAGCGCGTGACCAAAGGAAGTGCGTCGCACCTGCAACCTGCGCCGCCTTCATGAACACGATCCGCTGTGCCGGGTCGCCGGGCGAAAGCCTGTCCATGATCTCAGCCATGTAAGGCGTGCGGGCCGTTCGATACCGACCAGGTTCTGCCGACGCACGCCCCGAAAGCATCCGATGTCGGTCCGCCCATTGCGACACGGTCAGGTCCGCATCCGGCGTGAGACCCGCGCCCCAGGCGCGCAGGATTTCTGCCGCGCCATCGAAATCCGGCATTTCGTCAGCATCATCGGAGATCAGGTTTGACCTCGGCAAGATCGTCGAGCTGGGCACGGACATGTTTTTCCAAAACTTTCTGCATTGCGGCGGGCTCAACGCCCAAATCTGCCGCCATCAACGCGGCCGCCCGCGCGGGCCAGTTGACCCAGACATCACGCTCCTGCCGCGCCAGCCGAAAAACCAGCGACAGTGCGCGAGCCCGGTCGATCAACTCGCCTTTCAGCTTTTGCAGCCGCAAACGACGTTCCTGCGCCTTCAGCACTTCATTGGCCGTCTTGGCCTGCAAAAAGGTGGTGCCACCGCTATTTGCCGGAGCCTCAAGCCCTTGTTCCTTCAGAGTGTCACCCACTGCCGAGACAGCCGCCTCTGGCACAGGCTTGCGTCTTGGCTGCGGCTTCTTGCGGGTTTTGGATGGGTCGGTTGCCTCAGCGCGCATTGCATCGCTTGCAACCGCATTGATGCTGCCATCCTCGTGCAGCACCAGCCGTCCTGTCGCCTTGGCCTTCTGGATCGCACCGCGTGAAAGACCAACGCGGGTGGCGTATTGGCGCTCGCTCAAACCCTCCATTGCGCGCTCCGATTATCATTCAAAATCATGTGCTTATGTCGTTGATAAGCCTCCGCAGTAGAGCGAACGTGGTCTCACGAAAACGATGCAACTCACCACCGCGCTCAAGCAGCGCAGCGGTCGCGCAAAACCAAGGAGCCGCCACGATGACCCGCTTGAACCCGATCACCACGCCTCGCCACCAACTGCGCGCCGAGAAAGCCGCGCGAAAACGCGAAGCTGCGATCAACGCCTTCATTGGCAAGAAAGCCGAGATCGACGACATGCTCGCCCGGCTTCAGAGCCTCAGCGACGAGCATTTCAACTGCCAACCCGACGAAATCAACTGGGGCCATGTTGGCACCCTTGAGCATTACGCCAGCCTGCTGAAGCGCATCACCGACAGCGCCTTCAACGAAGGCGAGCACGCGGAGTAAGCGCCATGGAAACCAGCACAATTCGTATCGCAATTCGTGAACTGCCCGATCAATTCGATCGCAGCCGCATCACCACAGTCCTTGACGAGATCGAATGCGCCTTGATGGACGACGGTGGCGTTTATGTTCGCGCCTACGCCGACAGCATGACGATCACCATCGAGGTGCCCACCAATCAACTGATCGACGCAGCCGCCTGTCTGAAAGACATCGGTCTGGTCTGAACTGCACAGACCTCAAGATACGCCCCGCACTCGCGGGGCCTGTCTCGGTAGAAGGACGCATGTCGCGATCCTCAAATACTGGAGACACATATGGCTCAGAAATCCACACCGAAAACAACCGTTGCACCCCCGCACCAGACCAAGCAGCAGATCGTGATTGACCTCCTGCGTCGGCCCGAAGGTGCGACCATCGAAGAGATCACCGCTGCCACCGAGTGGCAATCGCATACGGTGCGCGGCGCCATGTCCGGCGCGCTCAAGAAAAAACTTGGCCTCGCTATCACCTCGGAAATGGTGGATGCGCGCGGACGCGTCTATCGTATCGAAGACTGATCCCGCGCCGCTGCACCGCCGAAGTCACGGCGGTAAGGGAGTCTTGCGCGAACAGAGCCGTCGCTTGTCTGGAGCGGCGGCTTTGTCGTTCGGACCCGAATGGCCTCGAACACCCGCCGCAGCACATAGGACCGCACGATGCTGACGACGGTAAAGACCGCCCCCATTTGCAAGTTCTGGCCCAGCGTCGTGTGCAGCCCAAACATCGGGAAGATCAGGATCTGCGTCAGTACAGCGACGCCGTAGCCAACCGTGACATTCGCAATCGCTTCACAAAATGACATCAGACGGGATTGCTTCATTGGCTACCCCGCTCTGAGCGCAGATCATCAAAACTGGTCCCGGCGCCTTCAAGAACAGCGTGCTTGCCAGTAAACTGCTGCCACCGTTGAACAGCCACATCGACATACGCCGGATTAAGTTCAATCCCGTAGCAGACCCGCCCCGTGGTTTCCGCCGCGATTAGCGTAGTGCCCGAGCCCATAAAAGGCTCGTAGACAGCTTGGCCCTGGCTGGAATTGTTCAGGATCGGACGGCGCATACATTCGACGGGCTTCTGGGTGCCGTGTACGGTTTCCACGTCCTGATCCTTGTTCGCGATCTGCCATAGCGTCGTTTGTTTGCGGTCGCCCGCCCAGTGGCCCTTGCCGGTTTTCTTCACAGCATAAAGGCACGGCTCGTGCTGCCAGTGATAATCACCGCGGCTCAGCACCAAGCGATCCTTGGCCCAGATGATCTGGGACCGGATATTGAAGCCGGAGGCCTCGAGGCTATCGGCAACAGTGGTCGCATGCAGCGCGCCATGCCAGACATAGGCCACATCGCCAGGGAAGAGCGCCCAAGCCTCGCGCCAGTCAGCGCGGTCATCATTTAGCACCTTGCCGGTGCGCTTTGTGGCGGCGGCTCCTGCCTTGTTGCGCCAGCCGGGATCGTAGTCGACGCCGTAAGGCGGATCGGTCACCATCAGCTGCGGCTTCACATCACCGAGCAGAAGCTCGACATCGGTGGCCACGGTCGCGTCACCGCAGAGCAACCGATGCTTGCCGAGCAACCAGAGATCGCCAGAGCGGCTGATTGGGGTCTCGGGGG